CGTGCCGTGGCTGCGGCATAAATATACGCAAAAAAACCAACCGAGAATTTTACGGTTGGTTTAAATTAAAAACGGAGAGGATGAGATTCGAACTCACGGTAGGGGTTTAAATCCCTACACCGGTTTAGCAAACCAGCGCGATCGGCCACTCCGCCACCTCTCCAGTTTTTAATAGAAGTTTAAGACAATCATATTATGGCGCAATCGCAAGAAAAAAATCGTTTTGCATAAACTTTTGACGCAATTTTATTGTAAAAATAACGAAAATATTAGTAGATAAATGCGCAAGGATAATAATCGCATTTTTAACTCATTATAACGGAGGATTCAATTATGGCACAAGGTTCTGCCGGAAATGTAATTGCGGCTTTGGCTAGTTTCTTTATTCCCGGATTGGGGCAATTGGTTCAAGGAAGGCTTGTTGCGGCTGCGGTTTTTTTCATTACCGCCGTACTATTGTACGCGCTTGTTGTGACATGGCCCATTGCGCTTATAATCCATATATGGAGCATAGTAAACGCCGCTCTTTTTAAGTCGAAAGAATAATAGGGTCTGCTTAATGGCGGATATCGATGAAAAAACATCGCGCTTCGAATGCGGATCAGAAGGCTCACTAAACGAAGATTCCGGCGGCTGCGGAGCGCGCGGAGATTGCCATGGCGAAAGTTCCTGCGGGGAGTCCAGCGGATCGGGAGTTTGTGAAAATTCCTGCGCAAATGAGAGCGAAGAATCTAGCTTGGCTGTTGTTGCCGAAGGCGGCTGCGGCGCGTGCGAGAATGGTTGCCAACACAAGCCGGAATGTTTCGGCGAAAAGCGCGGCAGCGGAGTGCAGGGATTTTTGCGCTGGGGATGCGGCTGCTTTTTGGTATCCTTGTTTATGGTGCTGGTGTTTCTCTTGTTTGCCGGAAATGTTGTTGTCAGCGTGTCAAAAGCCCACCCTGCAATCTTTGTCTTAATCGCATCAAAAAGTTTAGCTACTGTGAATCTTTTCAATGCGTTTGTCCCTTTGTCCCCGGCCATCAGGATATCTGTATCGTCAATCGTTGTATTCTCTTCTAAATCTGTGATTTTTTTCGTTTTAAGTTCATCAGCCATGTTCATTCCTCCGTTTCAATTAATTTATCATCGCTATCTGCTAAAAATTCGCTGTCATCTGTCAGGCATATGAAGACCTTCGGCGTTTCGATATATAGTCCATCGTCATCAATTATCCGGCACACATCATCTCCCAGCACCGGCATTCTGTCTTTGATCGTGACAGATATTAGATACGTTTTTCCGACTTCGATCGGATTCGGTGTCAATAGAGCATCTGTTACAACAATCCCAGCTTCCATATCATTCCACCTCTATTTTCACCGCATCTACCCATGTTTCATCGGCAATTTCATAAATGTATCTCAGCTTATAAGTTCCTTTCTGTTTCGGGCTTATAAAGGCATCGATTTCATGTCCTGCGACAACGCAGTCGCCAAGCGATTCGACTTCTTCTTTATAATCTTCAATATAAGCAAGCTCCCATCGTGCCTGCCGGATGGTGAAAGGAATCTCCTGATCACAATTTGTTTTCACAACGCTTTTAACATGAATCGCTTCCCCGAGGTCCATGCGCATCGGCGCTACATACTGATCGCACAATTGTATACCCTCCCTTCCGTATTTCCGAAAAATATTCTTTTCCCTTCATTGCTGTGTGAAATTTCCTGTTCTCAACGATTGCAAAAAATTTCTTTTTGTCTGCGCTGCTTTCAAAACAACACTTTCTTGCTTCGCTTATATATCCGCGCGGAACTCTGTAACATTTCAGCTCATGACCGCTGATCGCAAAAAGCATCGTGCAGTAGTACCCAATATTTCCGGCCAGATCTTCTGCGTACAATTCAATGACATACTCGCCATCGTCAGACCAGGGGATCAGGCCGGTCCACCGGCCATCTTCCCCTTTTTCAAGCATTATCTCTATGTCATCCGCTTTCCCCCATACCCGCGTAACCATGTCAGTCTGTAATTTCTACAGAAATTACAAATGTCTTTCCGGCGTCAACCGGATTTGGGTTCATAGTCGCAGAAACAAACTGAGGTGCTCCTGTGTCAAGTGTCACCGTCCGTGTAACTGTTGTGCTCTTTCCTGCACTGTCTGTAGATACGATCGTAATTGTATTCGTGCCCTGTGCAAGTGTAAGGACTTTACTGAATGTTCCATCTGCATTAACAGTTACCTGTTCGGCAGTGCCATTATTCAGTTTTACAGTCACCTTGCAAGGGCTGGATGTCGCATCATTCGTTGTGCCGGCTACTGTACAAGATGCGTTATTTGTTACCAGGTTGTCGTCCGGGCTGGATACTGACAGCGTCGGCGCCACGGTGTCTACTTTGAATGCGACAGATTTCTGAACTGCAGCATTGCCATCAAAATCGCTCGCGTCGATTTTGATCGTATGACTTCCGTCTCCCAAGGCTGTTCCCGGTGTATAACTACATTCATAGCCGCCCTCAATCGAAGTCTTCGTGATGCCCGATGTAATTTTACTTCCACTATCAATCGTAACCCCGATCGTTGCCGGGTTCACTCCAGAATCGTCATCAGTAACCTTCCATTTGATGACCGGTTTATTATTTGTAATTGTCGCGCTTGCTGTCGGATATGTGATCACAATGACCGGAGCAACCTTTTCTTTAACGATCAGCTTTAACGAATCCCCAAGTGCTGTATCCGTTACATCCACGGTACTCATATTTCCAGCATCATCCCACGCTTTTAGTACAACGCCATAATAACGCCCCTCTTGTGTATATGACGATTTCGAAGGCGCCGTCACTGTGGCTTCCCACTTTCCTGTTTGCGTGTTTCTTGTCAGGTCAATTGTCTGTCCATTTACAATCGCCTGCGCTCTTTCTACGCTCATAAATTCCTCCTAGTCTGTTGAAATCACTTTTTCAAGCAATTTAGCGATTTTATCAATCTTTTCACCGATGACTTTACCTTGATGGGCATCTAATGCATATATCCCCGGTGTTGCCGTTGTTGTATTATCCGCCAGCGGCACCCGCACATTTCCGATTAATATTCTTGCCACGGTTCCATCATCCTCTCTGTGTGTGACAAAGTATAAATCTCCGTTTTCTTCTAAAACAAACTCCGGTGGTTCCGTTCCGTCCGGATAATCTACATATAAATTTCCCGTTGCACTGTCTACGATCAACGTAAACATTCCCGCCGATGGCGCTGTGATGCCCGACAGACCCTGTGGCCCGGACGGGATAACAAAATTAAAAACAGCGTCTTTTACAGTTCCGACATTTTCAACCGTTGCCGCTGTGTTTGGTGGTCCGGTTTCCGTCTTTCCAATTCGGATAGTCGCAGAAAAACCGCCGCTCTGTGCGGTCTGTTCAATATTCTCTCGCGCTGCATCGGCGGCACTTGCTGCAGTATCGCATTTTTTAATGTACTCATCCAGAAAAGCAGAACCATTCTCGCTGTTTATTTGTGTCGCACTTTTCTTAACTGATATCGGCTGATTGAATGTAAATACATTTTTTTCATCCTTGCTAAGCTGCAGCTGCATATACGATGTGCCAACCTCTGCAACCATCTGTGCATCAACATCGACGATAACAGAATTATCAACATAATCTGCTGTTGCTCCAGATTGCACACCTTTTCCCGACGGCTTTGTCACAAATGCGGATGCTGTAACACCCGCCGGGATTTCCCAGTCTTTGAATTGAAATTCCACCGGCAGCGCATCGGTCCCCTGGGTAAATGGTATTGGATATTTTAACTTATCCTGAAATACATAAACCTCAACAATATGTTTCTCCGTTTTTTTCACTCCCTTCTATGCCGGTATCCACCGCTTAAATGCCACCTTTTCCGGCGGCTTTGGTGGTATGTAAATTTCCGGCGGATAAATAAAGCCCTGGAACTGATTTCCCGGTGTCCCGTGATACGTCTGCAGATAAAAGCACGGAAAGCTGTTAAACATCTGCCCCGGAGACAGGTTCATCTCCCCATCGGAATTCCATGCTGAATTTGACGTCACAAAGCTTCCATCGTCATTGATCTGCTCAACAACTGCGACATGGCCACCCGGTTCATAGCCGAAACAGGCAATTGCCCCAAGGCGGGGCTCCTGGCCGACTTTATACCCTTTTGCGATCGCATCCGCGTACCACCGGTTCGCATTTCCGGTGCCTGCCGTGAAATCCGGATACTGCCCGGTGATTTCAAACCACCGGCCGGCCGCATAGGCCGTACAGTTGGCAATACCAAATCCGTACATGTAATACAGATTTTCAGTGAAATAATACCTGTTTGCTTCACTCCCTGAGTCGGACATATTCGTCGGCTCATAAATTGACAGCCTTGGCGTATATGTCCCTCCCGGAATTTCCGGAAGGATTTCGGACCATTTCTTTGCCTGTTCGGTGCGGGCTGGCTGCGGTGTCACCGCCGGACGTTCATAGTTGTAAAGGAACGCATTGGCCAGCCATTCAATCGAATGTGTTGTGTCGGAAGCAAACTCGGAAAAAGAAATCGGATAGCTGTCTGTAGCTATCCATGTCACTTCCTGAGGATTAAAACATTCCTCGATCAACTTGTCCAACATTCCATATGCATAGGATTCCGGATCGCTTAAATCATATCCACGATTTTCAAGCCAGTCTGTAATCCGCCAGTACGGCGTCCAGCCGACAAATCCCATACCGTTTGACGGATTTCCGTCATAAGGATTAAATCCATGCTGCCATTGACCGGGATTTAAATATGACTCCGTCATCATATTTCCAAGCATCGCCATAATCGCGTTCCTGCAGAATCCATTTTTATAAAGGTAGGCAAATATCAGACCGGCATTATTGATCTGGGCTTCGCCGAACCGGTCCATCACATCTGAATAATATCCGCTGCCCCAATGACTGATCCATGTCAAGAGATACCACCACCCTCTGTTGTGTATCCTCCGACAAACAGACCATTTTCAAACTGCATATAGCTGCCATCGGAAAACTCCGCCCGACCGCTAAGTCCGGACGTTCCATCCATTCCCGAAACACAGATGCCATTGACAAACTCGGCTTGTCCGCCAGCGTATTTTACTACCTGTGAAATGCCTTTCCGGTTTCCGGACATGATGCTTTCCCGGACATTTAATGTGTCCGTATTGACATAGCCTTTTCCTCCGGTGATTCCCATCGAAGCTTTTATCAATGTTCCCATCATGTAAATTAATGAATTTTGATTCATACTGTATCCCTGCTCACCGTCTGTGCCGGATATGATCGGAAAATAACTGTCCCCGACTTTTTGATACCGTATGCTGACTTTTCCAACACTTCCAGTCGCAAGATTTGTAATTGTAATACCGCCTTTTTCAAACACTAATTTTGAAGCATTTCCGTAATCATCCGAACCATAGAACGTAATAACCCCCGTGTCCAAGTTGAGTTCAAATCCGGATACATCCTCGACATAGTCCTGTGACTGGAGCTTCCCTGCACGGATCCGGTCTGCCAACATTGTTCCGGCAACGATCAGATCTGCAAAGAATCCGGCGCCGGTTCCAAATGTCCGCCAGTCCCATTCCTTTCCGTCGGCAGTGCGCTTATTTGCAATCTGAAATCCCATCGTACCCAGACATAATGCTCCGTAGGTTGGCGAACCTTCAACAAGATCTTCAAATATCATCGATCGGACCGGTGACGGATGTGCATTGTTGGCCTGTGTCCGCATCATTGCCCGTATTCCATCGATGATTCCTTTTATCTGCTCTCCTATAACCATTCCATCAGAAGTAATAGCTTTATCAATTCTCTGCGCTACACTGGTCACATTATCGAAATAATTATAAATATAATCACCGATAACCGTTGACGTAACACACTCCCGGAGACTGTCATATTCCAGCTCAATAACTTTTCCATCTGTGGTAATATCCAATACAGAATGATCGCAATGCACCGTATCTCCTAAAAATACAGATTCCAAATCAGCATATTCCTTGTACGATTCTGTGTTTTGAAGCATCACCAAATCAATCTCCAGAGTCACTTTAGGTTTGTCCAAGCCAAGTTTATATTGCTCATTGCATTTCACTCTTAGAGCTTCATCCATTTCCGACTGTGTATCACAGATAATTACTCCGTTTTCGGAATCACCTTCTTGCGCATCCACGCGCATTTTTACATCATCGAATGACATTTTCCGGATTTTTATTGTAGGATATGTATGGATTAAAGGCGAATCTACCCATGGCGAATCTCCAGATATCATGTATCCATTGTAAGCGATTGGAATTAGTCGCGTAATCACATCCGAAAAATCCGCATCCTCACTTATACCATCCGATGGAATGTTTCTTCCATAGCTCACTCTCAGTCCATTATCTCGACCAGCCCGCTCATTGACGATCACCTTATAATTATCAAAAATAATTTCTCCGCCCCATCGCTTGATAAATGCATTATCATCGTCACCATTCAACGCCTCAATTAAATTTTTCCTAACATAATATGCCGTAGAACTTTTAGCGATATTTGACTGTACATGATATTTTTTATTG